TCTAGTGGTACTAGTGATTAGGATGCAGTGGTCATACTCAGGTCTATAACTCAGGTCTACCTCAGGTCTAACACCAGTATGACTAAAGGTCCCGATTTGTACTTAAAAGAAACAAGGCCCATCCAGACAAGGATCGCCTGAATGTCGCTAATGTCCTGAACCTCAGCCATCAAACGTCAACGGATAGTGTATCCGATGACCAATGATATTCAATGAAATCAATGGCTTGACCTTGGTCGACCTCAGATCCTCCAGGATTCTGGTACCATAGTCAGACTTTCTGACCCCCAGTGGTCCAATCAATCAATCGTTTTCAAAAGTCCGTTAAAGGTTGTGCTTGTTGTTGTTGTTGTCAGACCTCTTGAAGCAGAACCCCCGCCCCACAAAAGAGGGGCCTTAGAACCCCCCAGGAGTCCCCGTCATGGCCCTAGAGTCAGGAACCTATATCGATAGCTTGAACGCAAGTAACCCTGCGTCTACCGATGGCCTAGGTCAGGCTGATGACCACATCCGTCTAATCAAGAGCGCCATCAAGGCGACCTTCCCGAACCTAGACGGACCAGTGACTGCATCAGTCGCCAACCTAAACAACACCACAGCCATCCCTAGTACCCTCACGGACCTAGGCATCACTGATGGCTCCAATGGTCAGGTGTTGTCTACAGACGGCTCAGGTAACTTCAGCTTCATAGCGTTACCTGCTGGTGCCACCGACACGAACAACTATGTCAACGGTGGATCCTTCAGTGGCACCACCCTTACGCTAACGAGAGACGGCCTAAGCAGCATCAGCATCTCAGGTTTCCCTCAGGCAATCACAAACAACAACCAGCTAACCAACGGTGCTGGCTACATTACGGCAGCATCCCTACCAGCCGCACAGTCAACAAATGCTGCCGCTGTCGGTACCTACACCTTTGCTCTTTCAAGTGTTGTTCCAAGCCCAATCCCAGGCGGCACAGTGAGTGGGAGCCAACTTACGTATTCTGACGGATCAGGAACTAACAATGTAGGCACTAGCCCTAGCGTAGGCACATGGCGTCTAATGGCACACTACGTCAACCGAGCTTCGCTTTTTGTCCGTGTGTCTTAGGAGACAAAGATGAGTACTATAGAAATCACACAGTATCGGAACGCTAGTTCACTGAACGCTGAGAACACTCAGTTTAACGTAGAGATTAACCATCCGTCTTACGGTTGGATACCTTACACTTTAGACCCCTCAGACACTGATATGACTATCGACAACACAGAACTGTTGTCTCTCATAGGTTCAGACTTTGCGCCATTCTCTCAGGCAGACCACGATGCACGAACCGCTGCAATGGTTAGAGTCCAGCGTGACTCAAAGCTAACCAACGAGGTAGACCCTGTCGTCAGTAACCCACTGCGCTGGGCCGACCTAAGTGCACAAGAGCAAGCTGACGTCTCAGCCTACCGACTAGCGTTACTTGATGTCCCCCAGCAACAAGGGTTTCCACACACAATCTCGTGGCCTACACCACCAGCTTGTCTATAAGTATATAAGGACACCAGTCCATGACAAACCTACCGATCCGCGACCTAGGTTCCGTAGGCGTAATCACTGATGTCGACCCCTTTAACCTGCCGATCAATGCGTTCACCCGCGCTAAGAATGTCAGGTTTGACCAAGGCAACATCCGCAGATCCCCAGGGTTCCGTGATGTCTCCACAGTCACGGGGTTCACCCCAGTGTTCATCCACGGTGTCTATAATGCCAGTGGTTATGACACAGTGACCGTGGTTTCCGATGACTTTGATGTCTACAACTTCAGTAACGGTAGTATCACCCTAGATTACAACAGTTCAGCCAGTACCAGTCCCGCCCAGATCACCGCGACGTCCCTAGCAAACGTCCAGTACCTAAACCGAGAAGACCTGGCGCCTCTCTACAAGACCCCTGCATTAAGCAACTATGCACCCCTGATCAACTGGCCCTCAGGTTACACCTGTAAATCCCTCAGATCCTTTGGTGACTTCTTGATTGCCATGAACACGGACGAAGGGGGCAGTGCGTTCCCAACCCGAGTTAGGTTTTCAGATATTGCACTAGCTAACAATGCGCCCTCTACTTGGGACGAGACAGATGTCACCAAGAGCGCTGGGTTCAACGACCTAGCACAGATGAACACCCCAATCATCGATGGTCAGACCCTCGGTTCCAACTTCCTGATCTACTCTAGTGACCAGGTTTGGCTCATGGAGTTCGTTGGTGGTACCTTTATTTTCAACTTCCGTAAGCTCTTCAATGATGCTGGTGTCATCAACCAGAACTGCATCGTAGAAGTCGAGGGTAAGCACTACGTGTTTGACCAAGATGATATCTACGTGACTGATAGTGTCTCCATACAGTCTATCGTTGATGGACGTGTGAAAGACTACATCTTCTCAGGTATTGATACCAGTGCATACAACAAGTGCTTCGTTCAGTTCGACCAGGCACGTGAAGAAATCTACTTCTGCTACAAGAGTAGTGACGACATGTCTGAGTTTACCAATGGGTCTGGGTGTAACCGAGCAGCTGTCTACAACTACAGAAGCAACACCTGGTCCTTCATGGACCTACCCAACGTCTACGCTGGTTCAAGTGCCAACGTATCGACAGTAGCAACCTATGACTCAACAGTTCTTACCTACGACACCGCTGGTGGTACCTACGCATCACAGGACGCTGGTTTTGATAGGCACATACTGATGTTAGGACAACTGTCCTCCAGTGATGGTTTGTCAGCCCACACGATATATGGTCTTGATGGTATTGACGAGAACTCTGCGTTAACCAGTGAGTTAAACACCACAGCCACTAAAGGTATTAAATTAGAGCGCATAGGTATTGACCTAGACGAGATCCAGATACCTCTGACAGGCTACAAGAACATCAGAAAGATGGTCCCTCAGTTTTCCACAGTTGCATCAGATAAGACATTTGATGTTGCTATGGGTGCAGCCAACCTTGCAACTGATGTCCCTACCTATGATCTAACTTACAGCTTCAATAGTGACACGGAGTACAAGATCGACTCCAGATCCGCTGGTCGATACCTCAGCTACAAGATCGAGACGTCGGATATCAAGGACTTCACGGTCTCAGGTTTTGACTTTGATGTCATAGCAACTGGGAGACGTTAATCATGGCGACGAATGAAGTAACCGACGTAACACTCAACACCTACACACGGCGCCCTGTGCCTTCCCTAGAGGCCAGTCTGATTGTCTACCTAGCACAGGAACTCCAGGCTATCGAGAATGCCGTCAAGAGTGTGATCGAAGGTACCATCCAGGTCACCGACAATCCCCCAGACAAACCAAAGAAGGGCATGGTGCGCTACGCCGTGTCCCCCTGGAACCCACTAGGAAACAACTACCAGGGTTTGGTTGTCTACAACGGATCATCTTGGGTCCAGGTTTAATTAACAAACGATAATAAATACGATTGGAGCCTACTATGGGTTGGCAACTATTAGGTGCTCTCGCTGGCGGTTTACTTGCCAACAAAGGTGCAAAAGCTGACCGTGCCGCTCAAGAGCGCATGAACGAGCAGAACAACCAGTACATCAACGCAGCAATGCCTTTCATTAAGGACAACATGCAGAGTGTCAGTGACACCTACAAGAACATGTTGGAGACTGGCCCATACCAAGGTAGCTTCTACGCTGGTCCAAACGACATGCAGACCGCAGCCAACACTGCTCTGTATAACATGGGCACTGCAAACATGGGCACTGGTCAGAACCTGATGAACCAGGCTGGTGGTTTTGCTAACAACGCTAACACCCTCTTTGGTCAATACTCAGGTATGGTCAATCGACCAGACATGATGTCACAAGCGACAGACTACGCGATGGACAACATGAACCCGATTGTCCAGGCCATGATGCGCGACAGTACACGCCAGTTGAACGAGCAGACACTCCCGGGCATCAACAGGGCTGCATCAGGTGCTGGCAACGCAAACTCTAGCCGTGCTGGTGTCGCTGACGCCTTGGCTAACCGTGCTTATGATGACCGCATGGCTGACGTCAGATCTGATGTCTTCAACAGCCTACGCAACGCAAGTCTGAACCAGAGCAACACACAGTTCAATCAATCGATGAACGCCCTAAGTGGTGCAAACGCAGCTAACAACACGTTAGGCAATGCGTTTACTACGGGTACCAATTTGGCGACAGCTGGTGGCAACATGGCTCTGGGTGCTGGTGCTAATCAGCAAGGCTACGACCAGGCTGCACTAGACGCTGATCGTGCACAGTTCGACTACTTGAACAACTACGACTACAACCTCGGTAAAGACTACATGGGCTTCCTGACTGGCAACCAGATCAAAGGAAACTATGAGGCTAACAAGGTCAATCCAATGATGGAAACACTTGCTGGTGCTAAAGCTGGCTTTGGCTTTGGTGGTCAATATGGTCCCCAGATCGGTAATTTCATTGGGGGGTTCTTTAAGTAATGGCTAATATTATTGATATGCTACTAGGGCGCACCCCAGCTGCCCCAGGGCAACCCGTGTTATCTCAAGGTCAGCCTCAGTCCCAACCTGTTCTTCAAGGTGCCACAGGCAACGCACGTGGATCCTCACGTATGCCAATGATCCCAGACAACCGCATCGGTATGAACGAAGCGTTGATCCGTATTGGAACATCAGGTCTCGGTCAGTCTGCAAACAACGGCGCACTCGGTGTCTTAAATGCTATGGGCGGTACCTACGGCGACATCCAAGACTACAACCGTGCCCGTGAGATGGAAGAGTACAAGCTAGAGGAAGAGAGACGTCTAGCCGAACAACGTCGTCAGGATCTCTTGCGTAAGATGAACGCGCCGAAGAAAGCAGATGATCCAGAGCAAGCAGACACTACAGAGATCGCGCGTCTCGAAGGTCTACTAAATGACTTACGGAATGACCCAAATCTTACTGGCCCATTTGCTGGTCGTTTTCAAAATGCAGCGGATCGATCAGGCTTTGGTGATCCTAAGAGAGCAGCCAAGCGTCTGATCTTGTCAGAACTCCAGGTCAACGCGACTCTGGCATACACAGCGCAAACCAAGGGTGCGATCACGGATCGTGAGATGGCCTTGTTCCAGACACCTGTCCCTAAGTTGACTGATGATGAACAAGTCTGGATCTCCTGGTTAGAACCTCAGCTAGAGATCCTCAAGCAGCTTCAACAGAACGGCATCACAGACGAAGCCGCCAAGCAGCAAGGCATCATACCGTCAAACAGTGGGTCGACCCCAGAACCGACTGTTGATGACCTGGTCAATCAATACGACCCACAGAACTAACTTCGATAGGATAGCTTATGGCTGACTTAGAACGCTTGAGCCGTGCGCTCAGAGCGGCCCATGCCGCTGGAGATACCGCAGCCGCGAAGAAACTCGCACAAGCAATTCGAGCAGCCCAAGCGACCCCAGCAACACCAGCTGGTGACACCTCTATGGGTACAGCGTTTGCAGTAGGTGATGCACAAGCACAGGCAGCTGGTCCACGTGGCATGGGTACCCTTAGCCGTATGTTAGAAGATAGCTTTCTGGCAGACGTACAAAGAGCAGGGCGTGAGTATGTTGCAAACCCAATTCGTGAGAGATTAGGTTTAGACCCATTAGATACTGACGCAATAAACAAAGCAGCAACTGACCAATTCATGGCCGCAGCTGACACTGCGCAAGCGAATGCTGATCGTATTGCTGAAGAGACAAACTTCCAAAACCTTACAACAGCCGACATTAAAGATGTTCCCTCGTTTGTGAACTTCGTCACACAGAAAGTGGCACAGTCGGCACCACAAATGGCGGCGTCTGTCGGGTCTTTTGGCTACGCAACTTACCCGTTCATGGTTGGTAATCTTACAGATGCACAGAAAGACATCGAAGGTTTATCACAAGAACAAAAAGACCGTGCAGCTGCTACTGGCGCTCTTGTTATGACAGCCCTCGAACAACTTGGTATATCCAAATTGCTACCAGATGGGATGTCTACAAGCATTATTGGTGGTATTGCTAACGGTGCAGTATCCGAAGGTGTCACAGAGGGTCTACAAGAGCTTGTAACTATCGGTGTTGAGCACAACGCTGGTAAAGAGTTTACCGAAGAAGAGCTTGTGTCGCGTCTAAAAGAGGCAACCGCAGCTGGTGCAGCCGCTGGTGGTTCTATTAAGGGTGCAAGTAACACTGCGACCAAGACTGTTAAGATCTTCAGTAGTGACGGTAGCGTCAACAATCCAGACAACATGTCAGCTGAAGGCGCAGCCGCAGCGGGTGCCTTTGCACGTCGCCT